TACCAAGTTCTTCAGATTTTCTTTTAGCTGCTAATAGTGGTAAGTAAACATATTCATTCCATTCTGAATCAGAATCAATGTCACCATCTAAATCACCTATTAAAGTACTTCCAGGATAATTTTGTGAGTATCTTCTACTAACATCACATAAATCGGGTAATGTTTGAACTTGACTTAAAGCGTCTTTAATACCATCTTCGTCAGTTCCCATTCCTGATACCGCGGTTCTTATTTTAGAGGCAATAGAATCCATTGTACCTCCATCCATTGTTGATTTACCCATACCTGATTGTTGACAAGCATCAAATATTTTTTTAACTCCTGTATAAGACCCTGATGATGAATTTGCGTATGCTAACGCCGCTCCTCCAATACCACCTAACATGAAACCTGTCGCGACCGCTCCTGCGTCCGCTTCGTCAAGTTCCGAATATTCATACATATCTGTTTTTTCACATCCTTCACATACCTCACTATCCATATCTTCAAAAAGATATTGTTTTTTAGTGGCACTTTCATGAAGTTTTAAGATTCTTTCTTTTTCTTCTTCATTAAGAAAATATAATTTTTTCATATTACCTTGTTTTAATAATAAATATCTTATTATCTAAAAAAACACATGTTAATTTTTGATTACCTAAATAAAAGTCTTTAATAGACTATCTACCTAATAATTTTTTTCATTGTACCGTCTTCATATACTTCAAAAATAAACCCGTTTGTTTCTGAACTTACTTCTTGGCCCATTATATTAATATACTTAATTACCTTTTTATTTGTGTGTATATTATTAATTGATATTGGACCGTACATTTTAAAATTACCATCAAAATCAAACTGATTTAATTTGTAATAAACAAATCCATTAAATCTAAAATTGTCCACATATAAATAATAAATTACTTGAGTACTATTTCCCATTGCTTTTGTAGTCCCTACGTAATCCCATTGTTCACCGTCTATACTCCTTTCAAGTAAAAAGTAATCTGAGTTGTGTTCCGATGCGGTTGACCACTTTAAAGTGTTGTAATGTTGGTTTCCAAACCCCTCAAAGTATAATAACTCTACAGGAAGACCTGTTGGTGGTATTATTGATAGTTTATAATCCTCAGCCTCACCATAAAGTTGTGTACCACATGCTAGTGGTGCAGGGTCACTGGCTTCAACTGATACTATTCTCATTCGAGTTTCTCCTAAAGTTGCTCCGATTGGTACAGTTATATTTAAAGGGGATAATGATGTAATCCCATTAGCGGTGTTTATCGCACTACCCAAAGAATACTCTTCCCCTACCTCAAATACGTAATTTTGGTTCCAATCTATCCAAACCTTTGTATTTACTGTCCAATTACCATCTGTATTTACTTTAACATTTAATTGATATATCCCACCTTGTTCTACGGTAGTTGATTGTGTGGTAAAATCACTGTAGGCTGGATTACCAATACTAGTATTTGATATTGTACCAAACGTTACAGAAGTAATACCTGTAGGGTCATTATTAGTTATGTTATATGTACAATATGATAATGTTATTTGAATAGGTGTTGATATCCCACTGTTCCCTGAACAAGTAACTGTAGACCTAAACCAAGTAGGTGATGTAATTGGCGGTGATGTTTGTGTAGAGGATGACGTTCCAAAGTTTGTCCATGTTGAATTATCTGGACTACTCTGCCACTGATAAGTCACTCCCGTACCTGTTGTAGTGTTTTGTAGTGAGAGATTTACGGTTCCGTTTGGTGATGTTGTTAATGAAGAAGAAAGTGTGTTTCCTGGGTTTGGTGTTCCTGAACAAACGGGAATAACGGGTGGAGTCCACGTATAAGTTAATCCTGAAGAAGGCTTAACTGTGTTTGAAAGTGTTACGGTTGAACTATTTAATGTCCCTGCAGTTGTTGATGACCAATTTGTTGTTGTTAATCTATTATTAAAATCAGTGTTTGAGGTTCCTCTTAAACCTACCTGAAATGTTGTTGAGGTAGTACTTGTTGGTCCTTGTATATTATAGACCACGTTGATTGTATTTGTGGTCTCATTTAATCTTATCTGAAAGTTATATAATTCACCAAAACCACCTGTTGTGGTATATCTTTGCCATCCTGTCCATTGAACCACTAATGTCCTATTAGGAGATGTTCCTATTGTTTGAAATCTAATACCAAATCCTGACCTACTAAATCTAAAATGAAATCCCGTACCTCCACTTGTTGCATTTGCCGAAATTGTTACAGTTGTTGCGGTTTTAGATAGTACCGTAGCACCTGCAGGAATACCCGTACCACTTACCTTATCGCCAACTGATATTAAAGATATGTCACCACCTGTAATTGTAATTACCGCACTACCTGAAGTTCTATTTGCTAATAAAGAACCACGACCTATTAAGTCAGCCCCCATTGCGGATATTACATTATTTGACGTACCTGTGGATAGTGGTAAATAACTATTAGTTGGTAACGCACCTAATGTTATAAATCCGTTAGTATTAACTGCAAATTGAGTATAAGTAGTTCCATTATAAACAAAATTAAAACCTATTGATTCTAAAGCAGATGAATTATTATCATCTAAAAAATTTGTATTTGACCAACTTGTAAAATTATCGTAATTACTACCACCAACTATTGGTGTATAAGTTCCTGTTGATGTTCCAAATGTGTAAGAACTAACTTGGGAGTTTCCTATAAAACTATATAAGAAACAAAATAAAAATATAATGTATTTTTTCATAACTAATCTTTTTTATAAATATAATTCATCAACATAATATTGACAAATGTAAATTATAAAATGACCAATTAATTATATATTTTAACATTCCCTATGAGCAAACTAGGGTAAATAAAAAAAGGAGACAATTTCTTGTCTCCTTTTCGGTATCTAATAAGATATTGATTATCTCAATTCTCTTAAGTCGAATGTACGAACACCGTCAACTGTGATACGTCCGTAGAAACGGTTGTTAACCATTTTCTTAGCGTAACGTGTCATAATACCTTTGATAGGTGTAAAGTTGAATGGGTTGTACATTGTAGGTGTTAATTGTAGAGGTACATACGGTGCGTAGATGTAACCTGTGTCTAACAATGACGTTCCTTTGTGTCCAATCAAAACTGTGTTTGGTGGGAAGTAAGGGTCACGGTAAACTTGGTAACGACCAGCTAATGTACCAACTCTTTCAATACCCATGTTGTATTGGTCTTGCTCAGGAGACGCGTTAGATACGTGGAAGTATTCTAAATCATCAAAAATCGCAGAAATCTCAGAAGATACAACAATCCAGTTAGCTCCACCTCTCAAAGTTGATTTGTGGATTTGTGCTGACAATTGGTTAATTGCAGTAATCAATGTTTGATTCCAGTCTTTTTGTGTATACGCAGTAGTTGCGTTGATTCTTCTCCATCCGTTGTAATCCCAACGTATATTCCAAGCCGCTCCTTTACGTAAGTCACGTAAAATTTCACGGTCAATCTCAGCTGCAACTTGCTCAGATAACAATGCAGTTAACTCAGCCTCAGCATCGATGTTATGGAACGCCGCAACGTCTTGAGCCAATTCAGGTGACCATTGTGCTCTTAATTTTCTTTCTGTAACAGACACAGTAACTGAGTCAAGGTCGAAAGAAACCTCACCAATTTTGTCTTCAAATTCAAGTTCTTTGTAACGTCTGAATACCGCAGTAAACGCGTTATCAGGTAAAGTACCTAAAGTAGTACCTGTGTAACCATCTAAAGATGTTGCGTTACAGTTAGCACATACAGGACAAGACAAGTCAACTTCTAAATAGATACAACCATCAGGTGAACAAATGTCATTAAAGTTACCACCGTTACCACCTTGGTTATAGTTATTTCCAGCCGCAGGCCATGGTGCGTTAGTTCTTGTGTTAAGTCCACTTACGATACCTTGACCATATTGTTGAGTAACAACTCTAAATAACAATGAGTTTGGTTTATTAGCTATTAAGTCTCCGTTACCGTCAACTTGGTGAGTGTTAGTACACTGATTTGTACCTGAGAAAGGTGCTACAGAGTTAGCGAAAATTCTTAAATCAGCTAAGAAACTTTCAGTGTCATATTCGTTACCATCAGGTCCGATTAATTTACCAGAACCTAAATCAGCGAAATTACACATTTTAACGATTACTTTTCTAACGTTCAATCCGTCTAATGCTCCATCAGCGTCATCTAAAGTACCATTACTCCAAACTTGTGCAGTTGTGTCAACAGTAATTGCTGACCACTGACCTTTAGAATAATCAAATAATCCTGGAGGGTCTAATTGACCTTCGTTACCTTCATAGAATAAATCGTAAAGACTTTTCTTGTAAGTAGGGTTGTAAGAACCTGGTGAAGGTGGGTTACCTGCAACATATCCTGCACCTGCTTTAGCTTGGTCAGCAGTTAAACCATCTACCGCTCCAACAGGACCGTAATGTTCACCTGATTGACCTTCAAAAGTTGATGGGTCATAAGTACCACCATTGTAACCTTGGATTTTAGGTACAAAGTAGAACAATTTACCGATAGGTAAGTTCATAGCTTGTACAGATACGATATCGTTTGCTAATAATTTAGAGAATACACGTCTAACGATTGGGAATACAACAGTTTCGAAAGAACCTGAAGACCCGTCAGAAGTCGCCTCATTAATTAGGTGAGATGCTTGGTTCTCATATAACTGAGCCACGTTCTCTTTTAAATGTCCTTTAAGACCTTCTAGGAATCCTAATCTATCCCATTTGTTAATTGTATCTTCTTTGATAACTTTAAGGTGTTTTAACCCAATATTACCAACAAGACCTGATTCTAATAATGCTCCCATTTTTTTGGTTTTTTATTTTTTGTTTAGTTTATTTATTTTTATTATCTTAATTTTGACATTAAGTCTTTCATTCTTAAGAACTGAGGATTCTCGTATGTCTTAGATTCAATCAAGTTAACCGCAGAACCTGTAGAAGGTGCTTTTTCAATAACACGTTCAAAAGATTCATTAATTGATGATTGATTTGACGACGCAGATAACTCGTCCTTAACTTGATGATATAAATTCTTAGACTCTTTAATAGTTTCTACAGAATCAAATCTTCTTAAAATATTTATTTTTTCTTGTTTTGATGTTGAGTGTTCAGTGAACAAACGTGTAGCGTATGCTAAGTTTGAGTTGAATACCGCAACCTCGTTCAATTTATTTCTGAAGATGTTTAATGCTTTTCTGTATTCTTCATTCTTCTCTCTAAGAAGTTGCACTTCTCTATTGTCAACGCCTTCAAATGTTAAGTTTCTATTAGGTGTGATTCCTTTTCTTAAACCTCTACCTGATTTAGAACCGTTACCATAAGTACGTGACGCTTCTTTAGCTTCTACTTTTTTAGGTTTAACTCTAAATTCACCATCCATTTGACCATTGTCTTTGTCAGCGTCAAAATTGGTTCCTTTTTTAACACTTCCAAAACCAATTCCTTTACCACCATGTTTTTGTTTTTTTACAGGTAAATTTTGGTTAGGTTTGTTATCATAAGAGAATTTAGGTTTTCCCATTCCAACTCCAGGTGCTTTACGAGCCATTTTCTTAGCTTCGAATATCGGTTCATCATCTCCATCGAATTCAAATGAATCATCATCATCATCATCATCATCATCATCATCGTCCATACCAAAATGATTTTTCATAGACATACTTCTTGAATGACCTCCTTCTCCAAGTTCTGATTCTCCGTCAAATTCAATTTCGTAAACAATGTTGTCATCGTCTTCACCTAATTGGTCAACACCATAATCACCCATCATGTCTTCATCTTCGTTCATACCAAGACCATCTAAATCGTCTTCGTCTAAACCACCGAAACCTTCAAAATCAGAATCGTCATCTTCATCTTCATTTCCGAAAACTTTCTCAACAATTGCGTCGATATCATCTTCTTCACCTAACTCGTCAGTTGACCAATCGTCTTCATTCATAATGTCATCTGAATCAGAGTATTCTGTAAGATAATCATCATCTTCTTCGATATTTTCACCTACTATCATATATTCTTTGTTTGTTTCATTATCTTTTAAGTTTATGTTACCATTAGGGTCTTTTGTAACCACTATTTGGTCTTCAGGTCCAAGTAATTGAAACACTTTAAGAACTTCTGAACTAGGTTGTCCCGTAAGGTCAATAACATCTTCAGAATCATTCATACCGAAATCATCATCTATGTCATCGTCACCTAAGTCGTTATTGATATCAGTATCAATTTCCTCATCATCTTCGATGTCTGAGTCATCTTCAACGTCAACCTCTGTGTCAATCTCATCTTGTTCAGATAAAGATTCTTTTACTAAATCTTTGATTTCCTGCTTCATTGTTGATGCAAGTATTCCTTTTGCATTTTCGGCAACCGCCTCCTCCAAATTTTTCATTTGGATGATTGCTTCTTCTACTAATGATTTTTCTTTTGCCATTTTGCGTTTTTTATTTTTATATAAATATTACCAATTGTTAAAAAGTTTTATTTAAAACCATTTTAACAATCAGTTTTCTATACTAAATAAATATTTCCAATTTTGACAAAAACAAAAAGGAGGTCTTTTGAACCTCCTTTTTCTATGTTAATTAACCTATTGAAATTTAATTATTCTATCACCTCATCAATTTTGCTTTCAACAATTGCGGTAATTCTCCAATCCTGTGTATAGTGCTCAAACACCTTAGTAATTTTAGCTTCAACATCAGTTGGGTTATAACCTTTAACTAACTTTTCTTCTTTTTGTTTTTTTAATTTACCTGATTCAGCATCCACTAAATCAATAGTAACTCTTGCAATGAAATATTTTTCGTCCATAATTAATTTTTTAATATCCTAAATAATCGGTTAACTTCTTCATTAAGTCAAGCGATTTGTTTCCTGTTTGTCCAACATTTCTTTCAACTGACATTCTTTTTTCTTCATCAAGATTTTCCTCAAAATTATTTCTATCTTCAGGATTTAAAAATAAATACGCTCCAGGGGTTGACGGAGATGAAACAAGGTCAAAACAAATTAATTCAAAATCATCTTGTACCTCATTTTGTTCACCAACCTTTTTTAACGAACCAACTCCACGAGAAGAGATACCTAAGGTAACTCCTTGTCTTAGATAATTTGCCGCCATATCACCTTTTGTTGATACAATTCCTCTCTCATGAAAACCTGGACTTGTAAGTAGTTTTAATTTACCCATCAAAATCGGACCGTCCCACCATATTTCAGTTATCATATGGGAAACTCTATCTA